CGTGGTACTACCACAGTTGTATTCTTTTGACAACTCTGCATAGGCCACGGGAATCCTTTCGGAAACATCCGCAGATGAGTTCAAATCGGTGCCGTCCTCCCGTAAAACCGGGAGAAATGGCGACGGAGGGAGCAGGTTTCACTTGACCTCGTTCTCTTCGCGACTGCCGGTCGAATGTACTTCGGTCGTTAAACATAGCCGATTCAGAATCGGAGGTTATAACCTCCAACCCCAAATACAAAACTATGAATAACGAAACGACGAATAGACGACCTGTGGGTAAGTCACCCTCTAGTTCACTGGATCGTAAGACCCTGTGATTAGTTGGTCACTTACTCAAGTGGTTATTCCTAACAATTCCTAAAGCCCCCATTAGACTCTTCATCTATAGAATAGATAGAATCTGAGCTACTAATGGACGAGTTTTCCTCGTCCTGTACCTCAAAGAGTGTGTACGATTAGTACAGCACTTCTTGAGTGGGAACCCGTGCAAAGCCTCTTTAGGCTTGCCCGTGGGTCTTGCCGGGGGCCTTCCTAGTATCATCCCAGGTTACTTCAGAGCCCTGATCCGTAAAGATCGGGGACGAAGTATCTGAGAGATACGGTTGGTCCTTACCGTCTTATCTGTATACCGGATTATTCAAATACCCGGTCAGCTAAAGTTAGAAACTATCACTAACCCTTATTCAGGGTTAATGAGTGATTTCCCAGCTGCGGACTGAACTGACGCCCTACACTCCTTACTGGAGTTGGGTGGATTGAAACTAGGCACGGATCTCCAAAAGAAATTGAGATCCTTTTCGCCCTTTCACCTTGTTCTGTCTGGTGCAACCGGACCTAATAATAGGTCTTCTTTACTGGGTCTATACGATGACGTGCTCTATTGAGCCCGGAGTCCCGACTCAGTATTGCTTCTTTACTCTTTCGTTGAAAATTTCACGGGGGGTAAGGAATGATTAGATAAAATATTTGGTAGTATTTGTGACTACAAGTATGTCCATGAGGACCGCACCCCATATGGGGGGCGTTTATCTACTAAGGAAGAACCTGCAGGGAAGATACGAATATTTGCGATAACTGACTTAGTTACGCAAATGGTGATGGCCCCGCTCCATAAGGCCCTTTTCTTCATTTTGAAGAGGCTGCCTATGGACGGTACCTTCGATCAGAACGCTCCATTGGACCGGCTTAGAAATATGCCGAATCCTAATAATGAAGTGTTCTATTCTTATGATTTGAGCTCTGCTACGGATCGTCTCCCAATCAGACTACAATCAACAGTGCTGAAAATACTGTTCGGTTGTGAGTCGATCGGAGATTCCTGGGCCTCTATCCTTACGGATAGATATTGAACCCTTCTTGGGAGTAGTGACGCGTCTGTAAAGACGCCCATTTCTCTCAAGTATTCAGTTGGTCAACCAATGGGAGCACTGAGTTCTTGAGCTATGTTAGCTCTGACTCATCATCTGATTGTACAATATTGCGCACTTAAGTGTGGAATATATAACTTCTCAGATTATGCTCTTCTTGGTGACGATATTGTCATTAGGCACCGTGAGGTGGCTAAGTACTACTATCGCTTTATGACTAAGGACTTGGGTGTTGAGATAAATGAGTATAAATCGCTCATTTCTCCCGATACCTTCGAATTCGCCAAACGTTTGATTAACATCAACGCTGGTGAGTTTTCTCCTTTGTCTCCGGCCAACTTGTTAGCCACTATTTACTCCCCTCGGGCAGTAATTAGTTTGCTTAGAGACGCCCATCAAAAGGGGTGAGCTCTTAGCGAAGCTATGGTAGACAGTCTTTTATCACGTATCCCCACAATAGCCGCGAGGCATTATGAGGACTTGATATGAGCTGTCAAGGGTCCATTTGGGTTTATAACCACAGATAGTGGACTATCATCCTCAATGAGGATGAGTAGTTCGCTCCTACCTGTGCGATTAGATTCCCTTCTCTCGTCCATCGATGATGCAATTTATTGCTTCAATCGGGAGGCGTGAGAGTCAGAAATTCCTCGAACCGTAAACATTCTTCTGAAGTTACAGTTGTCAGATCCATATGAGAATATGGATCATATTAAGGATTATATCCTTAGTGACTACTCTCGACGATGAGTCGAGTTTATCTGTAACCCACCTATAAGGAGGTACATATTTAATTATCCTCTCTTCGATACTGCGCCTAATAAGGTGCAGCTGATGAGAGCTGAAATAGAGAAGAAAGTAAGAACTTCTTCTTTAAGGAGTCGAGCCTTGCTCGACCCTTTTAAATACGACCGCTCCGGAATCTCCTCAGTATCCCTCACTAAGTCTGCAGAATTCTTTGCAGTAGTGAGGCATTTCGAGGAAAGTAAAGATGAGGCCAGATTGGCACATAAGGAAGAGTTAGCTGTAACCACCACAGAGGATTAACCTCCTCGGGATTAAACATCCCGGTTAGT